GCAAAATTCATTCCCATCAACTGTTTGCACAATACCCATTGTTTCTGCATTTTCCGCAGAATCTGCAATAGCTTTATACCAATCACTTCCATCAAAACGCAAAAGATTTCCAGTTGTAAAAGCATGAGAAGCTTGAGTAAAACACTCTATTAAAGAAGTTCCATTTCCAATCCCACTGCTTGGATCATGAACTAAAAGCGTTTGTTCATCAATTGTAGTCTTTGAAAATGAAATTAAATTTGAAAAATCTGTATAATCATTATCCGATAATACGCCTCTTACCCTAACTTGATAATCTTCAGATACAGAAAAAGGAATAGAAAAAGAAGGCTCAAAAGGAGAAATAACTATAGATCCACTTGGATAATTTAAATCTACTCTTTCTGCGATTAACGCTCCAGTATAATTGTTTAAATAACTAATACCGCTTATTGCGTTAGACAGTTGTCCGCTATATAAACCAGAACTATAAGACCCTTCGCTTGGATAATAAACGAAAGAGTTTATATTTTCGTCATAATAGTAAACTAAATAAAGGCTTGAAGAATTTAAAGATCCAGAACTGAACGATATACTATATAAATTATCTATCGTTGATTCGCTATAAACACCTTCTGGAAACGTTCCTCTTGAATCTAAAATAATTGTATGAGGCTTCCATTTAATACCGCTGGTTCCAGAAGGGGTGAAAACCGACTCGTATGATGTTCCAGAATAAAAAGGGTTTATACCTTTCTGAGAAAAAGAAAGCTGACCATCTCCTGTGCCTTGAACGATTGCACTAATGCTATCTATTTTCGGCGAATTATAATAATAAACATCGCTACCACCAGCATCTCCACTCTTTAATAACTGTATTTCATAATCAAGAGGGGCATTAGATGAATTTTTCGCCCACTTAATCAATAGTCTTCTATCAAAAGTATAAGAAATAGGATCATAGTTGATCAACAAAGAACCACTTATATTTTGCGGTTTTATATCAAAACTATTTTGATTTAAAATATCTAATTTAACCAATCCGATATTATAAAAACTACCAGTATTATAAAAATCTTCAGATACTAAACGATAATATTTTTTCTCCAAATAACTAGGAGAATAAGATATCGATGAAGAAGGAAAAGAAGATGTTTGGTCTTCTATCAAATCAAAAGAAGGCGATGAACTTTTTTGCAAAAAAACTTGTTTTGCATACTGTTTATCGATTAATTGATAATTAACAAAAACGCTTTCACTTGTGCTTGTTTCTACTTCTTCAAATTCTGGAGTCTTGAAATTAAGAACAAAAGCTGCTACAGAATTAAAACCATCTATCGTTGTCGATGTGATCTGTATATAACAATCTCTTAAAAAATTAATATCTCCATATAAACTTTGAGAAAAAGATCGTAAAATTGATGTATCAAAAGAAAAAGACTTGTTTTTAAAAGACGAACTTAATATAGAAAGAACAGCATTGTTTTTATCTAATAAAGAAATTGAAAAAGAATTAAAAATACCATCATTTACGTTCGCCGACTTGTTAGTAACCGGATCTAAAACATCCCATGTAAAATTAATAGTTTGAACATCTACATATGCAAACGCCATATCCACATCAGTAGAAAATCCATAATCTTGCTGATTAGTTACTGTTGACAAATTTAAATTTGCCGACAAACTAGTAATCTTATATGGACCGCTACTATAAACTGTAGATTCTTTAAACATTTTATATTAAGAAGTTATCATTCTTACCTATTATATACACTCTTAAAGATTCAAAAGATAAATCCATTTCAGTTTGCGGCAAAGCTATTGTAGTTGAATTTGCATCTCCAAGTCTCCACACATAAGCTATTTTTTTAGAATTTAATACGTACTCGACAACTAAACCATTTATTTGCGCTGCTATAGTACTAAAAGTGGATTCTGTTTTAGCGTAATCATAAATTTGATTATTAAATATTTCTACTACATTTGTTACAGTATTATAAGGAGCATCCGAATAATCAAAAGAAGGTATTAAATAATCATATCTTTCATTGATATCAAAAATTCTTGATGTATCACTAACAAAATTTTTAGCTATTATATTCAAATTTGGATTTGCTAAAATATTAGTAGGCACAATTTCTGTACTATTAGTTTGATCGTTAGAAAATAAAACAGAAGGAGATAAATTGTCATTTTTTTCAACAAAACCAAATTTACTTATTTCATATTCCGCACCAGCTATTTCGAATTCTGTTTGAGTTCTTTCTTTAATAGATACTACTCTATAGTTCTTAGAATATGCTAGGTCGCTTTGATATTTTGAATCGTAAACCCATAAAGTAGAAGCTCCAATAGTTTGCATTACAGATAATTCTTCATCAGTTAATCCTGATGTTTTTAAAACGACTTTAGTTCTAAAGTTTCCATCTAAACCTACTGATTCAACTTTAAATTTATAAATATAAGTAGAAGACAACTCATCTATTCTGGCGTCAGAAATTCCAGTTAATTGTTTTTCTGATTCTTTATTCAAAACCGATGGAGAAATAGAAGATATTGGAACTATAAACGCTATAACATCATTAACTCCAATAAAATCATACCTATCATCCAAAATCACTTCTGCTTCATTTAAAGAAATGACTCGCCCACCTTTTCTTCCACTCACCTTTATTTCATCAGTTACGGATACGACATTTCCCGGCAATAATAAAAGAGCTTCTGGACCAGCAGTAAAACTAACTAATTCCTGCTCTACTTGATTAGTCACTAAAAACCATTGACCTATTCTTTTTGCTTGAGATTTAGACGTTACACCAAAACCTATAATTTCTTTTTCTATGTATCCGTATCTTCTTATATTAATCTGATCTTCAACATATACTGTTTGATCTTTAAAGTTACTGTTTTCATCAGAATATGTTATTTTTGCAACCGTATAACGAGTATCTTTTGACGAACTAGCGTATTGAAAAACACCATCTTTTACATTTGAATTGTTAAAAAAGTAAGATGGAGATTTTGGACGATCATTATCAAAATTAACGAAATTATTAGACCAGTAAACAAGACCTTTAAAAACAGAAGCGACATTGTTTAATAAATTAATTACATCTGTTTCACTACTTAAAGATATGTTTGCTCTAAATCTTGGCTCCAATAATGGTAAAAAACCTTTAAATTGTGACGAGGCTTTTCCTGTATCCGTTGTATAAGTTCTTAACTCTTCATCTGAAAAACAAGATTGTGTTTTAATGAAGGATATAAATGCGGTTAGTCGCTGATCAGTATCACTTCCAACTGTAGCAGAAGAGGTCACGTTGGCTGGAGAAGAAACAGCGGTTATTAAAGCTTCTAAAGATGTGCTGTATCTATTTTTTTGGCCTGTTTTTGTTTTTAAGTAATCTTTTACAGAAGGAAATAAACTACAGATTTTATGAATACCAAATTCATTAACCAACTGTATAGTTGCCCGAGTCCCAGAAACCCTCGTTACAGAAACCACAATTTTTCTAAAACTTTTAATATCAGTTTCAATTAAATTAGCGCTATTATTTCCAAATTCAAATTTAGTAAGAAAACTTAAATTAACAAGATCTATTTTAGAACCAATTGGAAAATAAACAGTAAAATCTACATCAGTATCAGATTTAACATCTATAGAGTTTCTGTAAATTTTTTCAATTAACACAGGCTGGAATTTAGAAACATTTTCAGTTGAAACTAATTCGTCGCAATATTTTGCAATCTTATACAAACTCCATTTATCAGCCAAACTCTCTTGAAACGAGAATTTTCCCAATCCATATCTATAATTAGTAATTAAATCGTATAATATCCATGCTGGATTATCCGTCCATCTTAACACAGAATCAAATTCGCCATTCCAAAATCCGTCGTAAGCTTTAGATTCGGCGTCATAATTTTCTGGAACTTTGATTTTTAATAATTTAAAATCATACTGCCTATTTGGAGGCTGAGTAAATCCTCTAGCATCAAAAACATTTAAAAAATAACAAGTATTTGGATACCTAAATTTTAAAGATGTTATTTCTGTAATCGAAGAAGTCCCTATCAATCTTGAAACCTTACTGTTTGTGGGATCATTCTTTGCATTTAAATTATAAACTTTTATATAAGGACCAAGACTAAAGTCAAAATCTGAAACGTCAAAAAATAAATCAAACGCATAAGGACTAGTTGCTATGCCGGAAACGCGATGAGCTATATAACAAGCGTAATCATCTCTTAATTTATATCCAATTTTAACTCCAAAAACAGCAGAATTTCCTTGAGTGCTTCCCTCGTCATCAACAGTGTATAAACTTGAAACCTTTAAACTTAAAATTAAAAAATCAGTATTAACATCTTTAATTTCATGATACGCTCCGAAACAAGTTTGAAAATTAATATTATTAAAAGCATCAACATTAAAAGTTGCTAGTGATTTTGATTCTGCTGCTATTCTTTGCATTACTGACGTATGAGATCCTCCAGTAAATGTCACTGGACTAGCGTCTGCACCAAGACCATAAAGAGTTTTATCTAACGCATAAGAAACTCCAGCATTAGAAAAAGAAAAATTATTCCAAAAAGTATTTTCACCAACAGAAATAGCGGATTGAAACTCTGTTCCCGCCCTAGAAAATACTTGAAGTCGATTATAGTTATATGTATTTGTTAAATTATTTAATACTGAATATTCATTTAAATAGATGCCTTTGAATATTTCTTCATTATTTTGCCCTTCATCAAATAAAACCACTTCATTTCCATCGGGATCTACCAAACCAGCTAACGGCCCCTCTCCAATAACATCTTGAACATAGTATTTAGTGGTTGATTCTAAAATATTGCTGGCAGATACAAATGGAGCAAAAGAACCTTTTGCGCTTAAAAAAGCTCTTAATTGATTACCAAATTGCGGTATTGACGAATCAGAATTTTGTTTCATATTAATGAAGAATAATTACCAACGCCGACTTCTATTTTTGCGATATTGCTAATAGAAGAAACATAAGAAGAATCAAAAGTAAACTGAATAGCATTTATAACGCTTGTTCCAACTTTTAAACGACCATATCCTAATTGAATTGGAGTATTTCTTGCTGCTACATTATCTCTACCAGAAAAAATAAAAGAAGCGGTTTTAATTTGTTTTGGATCTCCCGGTTTCATTAAATAACTTATTAAATAACTTATTCCAACCATTATAGCAACAAATAAAATAAATTTTAAGACCGACAATAAAGTTAGCTTTGATAAATAAGTTATTGCCGCTGTAATTAATCCTGAAAGAAAACCTAAATAGAAACCAGAACAAATAAAAATTTCAATAACAGAAGCTGTTTTAATGTAAGAATCCAAATCGATTTCTATATCATGATACAAAACTCCATCGATTACTAAAGCCAGTCCGTATTGTTGCTTTAAAAGCTTATTCATTTTAAATGAATAATCTTTCGTGTTGCTCGCTATACATTTAAAAATATCTTTAAGACTATTACTTTTTACAAAAAAAGAATCACAAAACATTTTTTTTAAAAGCCCATGTAATATAATTTTTTTCATCATATAGAAGCGTTAACAAAACCAATAGTAGCAACAGAAGGAGTTATAGTTGTTTTAGTTTGATTGTTTGCGATGGCTAAATCAAAATTTAAAGCAATAGTGCTAATAACAAGACTTCCGATTCTTAATCTGCCGTAAGACACTGGAAGAGGAGTGTTTCTAACACTAGTATTATCTTTAGAAGAAAAAATATAAGAAGAAGTTTTAACTTGTTTAGGATCTTTAGGACTTAGCAACTTGTTTACTAAAAAACTAATTCCAAATGATATAACAGACATTATTATAGTATTTACAATAAAGACGCCTATTTTACCAGCAATTGTTGTAGCTGTAATACTAGTAAACAAGATAGTTGAAGACGCAAAAGCCGCCAAAGAAATTACTGGAACCAATTCTATAATTCTAGCGTTTCTAATTTTTTGATTTAAAACAGTTCCATTGTCTACTATAGAACCATCGACAATAATCAAAAGACCATCAAATTTTGTTTTTAAATTATTAATTTTTACTCCAAAATTATCAAAATTAGCCGAAATGCAAGAAATAAGCTCTTCGAAAGAATCAACTTTCGCTCGAAAGAAAGGACAAGCTATCTTTTTCAAGAGGCCATGTAAAATAACTTGTTTCATTTTTAATATTTACACTTAAAAAACGATTCCAATTTAAGCTATATATTATAATAGGAATATTGAAATTTTTAATAAAAAAAATATCTTCTTCTGAAGGAGTTAATAAATGCAAATGACTATGAAAAGAAAAAAAAATAGGCTTTCTTATTAAAGACATAAAAAAATCATTCGGAGGCATGAACCTGTGACAACTCGGATTTACGGCTTTATATTTATAAACATTAAAATCAAAATCAACTAACCCACCCGATTCAAAAGGATAGTTGGACAATAAAAAATTTTTTATTTCTTCTATTGCTTTATTAAGTTTGATAATTGAACGGTCTTGTTCCTGGGAATCCGCCAAAAGGTAATCCATCTTTATGTCCTTTCCATCTCAAAGAGCAGCCTTTAATGTTTTTCGAACAAGCGTCTTTTATCCAAAATTCTTTTTTTAATTTTGGATTATTATTTGTATTTGCTTTTATGCAAACGAAAATAGAAACTGATATATTGTCTTCTGAAAATTGAAATTTATTTCCAAAAAAATCATAATTAACAGAGTCACAAAATGTGACAAACTCACCAGCAGTATAAGCTGTAAGTTTATCCCAAAATCCTTTGTAAGCAGCACTCGCCATTCCCAAATTATACCCTTTAGCAGAATAAAACTCTTTATCATTTTCATCTGCAAATGGGATTCCAATATTTGGAATATTTGTTCCGAAAATAGCATCCGCCGTCTTAGTAATAACGTTGTTATTACTGTCCGTATATGTAATCGATTGTTTTTCTCCAGATTCATTCACCCAAGGTAACTTACCATAGTTGCACCCACAACCTCTATAAGACCAAGAGCATAAATTATCCGAGATCTTTCTGTTAGGCAAAGATTGATTTTCAAAATCTAAAGGACTAGATAATTCAAATTCAATAATATATTTGTTCTCCGAAACCTTACGATTTATAATATAATTCTCTTCAAAAAATGTTTGACCATATCCATTTGTAGCATTTCTTTTAGATCTGTATCCAAAAAATGGATTTTTACCATCTGAAAAATTTACGTCGTCTAGATTTTTAACAAATATTTTTAAGCGTTTTATTCTTGAATTCACTAAATCATTTTTATTTTTAATGATATTAGTTACGACTCCATTGATATTCGCCATTCTAATTGATGGGCGACTTTGTTTTCCATCCGAAGAAAATTCAAAACCTCCGTATTCAATTGGGGCTGGAGTGTAAGGATTTCCTTTGTAAATTAAAAAAGAATTGAAATTTTTACCAGCATGAAATCTTAGGATTCCTGTTGATTCGCTAATATAAATCTCAAAAAGATCCACAAAAGAATCAGGATCTAAATCTATTAATGATTGCGTAGAGATTAAATCGGCCATATTATGTAGAAGTTTTCTTTATTTTTCCAAGAATGTTGATTTTATCTGTTGTAGAATAATACATATCAGACGTTTGAAATTCAACAGGTGATGAAAAATTAGTTTTTTGAGAATATTTTTTAGACAAACCTGTTAAAACTTTCGGAATGTCAGAAGATTTTAAGTTTATGTATATTAACACTTCATATATTCTATTTGAATAATAACACCTCTTAGCTCCAGGTAGACCACTAAGAGGGCTTCCAACTATTAAATTGACCGTTCTGCTTGCTGGAGCTTTCGGTGACTCTTCTGTTAGACCCTTTAATGAACCCCCTAATATATCTTCATTAATTTGTCTACTAGAAACAAAAGAAGAAACCTCATTTCCACAGCTATAAGT